TTTCTTTGCAGATTTGTGATGCATTTTAAACTCCTTCAAAATAAGAAAGTTATATCATACCGAAATCATAGCAAAGCTTCAAACCTATATCAAGCGCCGCCTACAATTACATCAATTTCTTTCACAGCATTGCTCGCATGCTCAGATGCCTTCAGAGCAATCTCAGCAGCCTTCATAGTTCTTTCTGTATCTGCCTTCGTTATGGCAACCTGAGCTTCAATCTTTTTCGTCTCGACTTCAGATAAAACCTTTAATAGCTCAATCTGGGCTTTTTTCTTTTCAAGCTCAAGCTCTGCAACTTTTAATTGCGCATCTAATTCCTGTTCTTGTTGTTTTTGCTGCAACTTCATCATTTCAACTTGAGTGCGTTGTTGGTTCTTTTGAGACTCAACTTGAGCAAACATAATATTTGGGTCTTGTTTTTGTTGCTGAGCCGCCATAGCCTGGGCTTGTTGCATTTCTTGCATAAATTGGTCTGCCATAAGGCGCAGCTGGTCTACCCCTCTTATCTCAACGTTATCCAGTATGACATTTAATCCCTTGGCATTGATAAACTGACCAAAGATAGGGCTTGCATTCATTAAAGAAATAATTTGATTAAGGGCTTTGCTTTGCTGAACATTAAAGTTAACACCAGCCTCCACCTTCACCTGGATAGCGTCCTTATCATAATCAAAGCTCATTCCGCCTTCTTGATTAATCTCTACATAACTTTTCTTACCATCAGCAGATAAAATAGGAATGGTCCGAGGGGTAACATAAATCTTCGGAATCAAATCCAAGACTAGGTTGGCTATAGATTGAATGCCTTTTAAGAAATTCACTACATAAGGCATAGCAGAGGCATTAGAGAGCGTCATCGATTCTTGAATGGCAATACCGCTTACATCTCTTTCGGTAAGCTTTGCCAACGTTGCATCAAATGTACCGAGCACATTTTGTACTACTGCATCAGCGCCAATGAATGTCTGAGCTATTTCTTGTGGAATTGGAGGGCGAACGACAGGAGATGGAGGTGGCAATGGAATATTGGGATCATCATCCTTGAAAGCATTGTAAACCAGCACATTGGCCTGCTGAGGGTCCACGTAGGCATCTTTATACATTGGAGGAATGCCATCTTTTGGCACAACCCATTTATGCTGCACCATGGTCTCAAGCTCATTCACCAATGATTGCCCGGCATAGTTCTTCATCTTCTGAGCGCCGCGAGCCTGATAGACAATAGGTCGCGTATATTGGTTTACAGAATAGTTATTGTCATTCTTAACCAAGACTGAGTTACCATCAATAAAGATAATTGGAAGTTTTGTATAGTCTGTTTCTGTGTATTCTAAGATTTTGTTTTCAATGAGGCGATATCTGACAATGCTGGTTAGGTGGGTCGTCCTAGGCTTGCCAACAATAGCCGGAGGCTGCTCTATTCTGCCTTCTTCTTTCCACATTTCCAATAATCTATTGTAATCCTTCATGGTTAGGACATCGCCTGTTGCCAAGCGTACAATCTTTTCTCTTTTTACTTTCTTTTCATAGAAGTCACAGACGATAATCATGTCTTCTTTGTTTGTTTTGTATGCCCAATGGAAAGAATCAAAGTTGGTGCTGAATTTTACTTGCTTGATGTCAACACCAGGGAATTCTCTTTCAAAGTCATCTTTTCGCATTGGATAAAGCTCAAAACAGTGAGCACCATCACTTTTATCATCTTCTTTGGCCATGGTATCAAAGCCAACCATGGTGGGATCGAACACACGCCTAATATTGATGTCTTGATGAAACGACATCTCGCCTGTATAGCTGGTAAATACTTTTACTGAACTAAAGCCACCCGCAAGCGTGTCAGTATAGCAATTGTATTCAAGGTTCTTTTTATTGGCCTCATCTAGGATATAGCGCATGTGGTCTTCGATGACTTTTACTAATTGTGGGTCTACCTGCTTCCCATCTTTAGCTGAAACCTCAACTGAGGGCACATGTTTTGAGAACTCGCCCCTAAGTCTTGATACATAAGACTCAAGTACATTAAATTCTAATGAAGGCCTATTAAGTGTTTTATTGAGAGATTCCTCAGAATCGCTCATAGATGTAACAAATACGAATCGAGTAAAATCATTAAATCTGTCGTAATTGTTTCTAAAATATTGGTAGAAGTTCTCTACGCTATCTTTGATTCTTTTTAATTCGGATGATTCATCCTTGTAAGGAACTATGGACATCTACCACCTTCTGTTTTGCTTCAGTGCCTGAATGGTATTAAGCCTATTAGCCATCTCAGAAACAATTGAATCCCCCTCACCAGAATCTTTGGGTAATAACATATTGTCTATGAGCGCTAATTTGACTGCATCATAAAGTGTATCTGCTAAATCATCTCGACGATGAGTATCGTTAGCAGTTATTTTTCTGCAGTGCTCAATACATAGACTAGTATGTTTTCCATAAGTTGGCAATGATATTTGTCTTCTAGAAACAAAGGGTTGTATCTCTAGAAAGCGAGAAGTCTTATTGCCAGAGGCTCTCGTTCTTTCTATGTCTATCACTCGCAATCCCTGAGCATCCTTTAATATTGATAATAATGTGACGCCGGTGGATTTTTTTTCTATTGCAACAAATTTTGGTTTCACATAAAAACGCATGCAGGCGGAATAGAAATCAAAGAATTCAGATTCTAAATCTTTTGGCTCGATATGAAGCTCTCTGCAATCTAGCCAATGAAGACCATACATTCCGGTATCGACGCCTCGAATTTGTATTTTATAGACGCCCCAGAAGCTAAAGGCTGTGGCATCGTTGTAGTCTTTTGAGGTTTCAGCGGTATCGCAAGTGATGAATGTGTGGATGATTTGCGGATTTTGGTCTAATTGCACGAACCAATCTGGTTTAAATATACCGCCACCCGCAGGTTGTGGGTCTTGCTGATATTGAGATGAGAATACATAAGGATTATGTTCTTGCTCAATCTCAAGCATCTCAAGGCTATTGATTTGCGGACAAAGAGCGTTACCGGCTTCATCGATGGCCTTTAGTATGACTTTCTTCCATTGATAGCCATCTTTATTATTGATTAGGAATGCGCCCAGGTCATCTTCATGTAATCGCTGTCCAATGAAGACTATAGGAACATTGGGGCCTCTGGGGCGAGGTTTAATAGTTTGGTTATAGTTTTCTATTACGCCTCCTCTGATCGTGTCGGAAAAGACTTCATCTGGCTTATGCACGTCATCAAGAATAACGCCGCCCGAAAATCGATCTAGATTCGGAAGGCCTGCGTCACAGTTTGAGACAATGATAGATCTATTTCCTGTTTTTAGGATAAAGTTATGATTGTCTTCTACTTCTAAGCAATAGGTTTTATTAACATGTCTAACAATCTCAATATTGAGTGGAGAGATATTCTTAATACTAATAATTGGCACAGCATCTCCAACACCGGGCTTATCAGAAGCAACGATGGAATTAAGGACATCCCCTTGAGATAAATCTTTAGCCTCAACCCATCCTCTATTATTTGTTAATATTTTATGGTCAGGAGTGCATTCAATACTCTCTCCATCATTAAAATATACTTTCACAATAGTATTGGCAGGGTTTTCATACCAACCAGATATACTCTTTAATTCATATTTATTATTTCCCATATCCAAAGACACAACCCTAGCGTTTACCTTGTTCTCAACCAAATAACCAATTGAGACTTCTCCCATTTCCGTCAAAACTTTTGCATCATAATCAAAACATCCAGTAATAGAGCCCGAACTACCAAAGGCCATTACCGAACCACCAACTGTAGTCTTAAAATTACCCTTCGCTTGAGAATCTTTTCTAAGCTCAACTCCAAATAAATGTCTGTATAACGGCATTTCGATAATTTCTTTAATTGTGGCTGTATGTTTTTCTGCGAGAGTAGATGAATATGAAATGTATATAAAGTTACTATCTGGATAATGAGCCAATGACCATGCAACAAAATAAATTAGCATAGTAGATTTGGCATGACCCGGAGGAAGATTAAGGATTAATCTTTTACATTTTAATGAGAAAACATCTTCGAGCTCTTCGGCAATGATTTCGTAGTGAGATCTCCTGCCAATTGGAGGCGTACAAACAAACTCTCTGCCTGTCTTTGCTTTAAAGAAATGACGAGTAAAATCTAGATACGATGAAAGCAGGTAATGACAAAGCTCTTGGTCATTCATTAGTTCCCTTCTCTAATTTTTCCATTTCCCTAAATCTTTTATCAAGTTTTTTTAACACAGCCTCTATCCTTATTGAATGCTGCGTTAATGCACCAGTAATGATGGCATCAATATAATGCTTTGCAGATTCATTAAGCGGCTTGTTTTCAAGCTCTTCTATCATTCTCATGAATTCTCTTTTATATCCCTCAACATCTTGCTTGGCATCAGAAAGAGAGGAGCATAAGCCTTCAAGCTCATGTATTTTTTCGCTCATTTCATCGAGCCTTTCAAAAAGAGTCACTTCTTTATCGCTCATGGTTTAACCCCGGTCTTTAGATAAGCCTTTATATTATCCATGGCATTTCTACAAATAACCTTCGTATCAAATATAAAATTATCCACATGGCCATCTGAGTATTTTATGGTCAATGATGCATTGTCTGGAAATGCTTGCACGCTAAAGATATTGTCAGCATTGATGATTTGGTTGTTGAAGTATAGATAGTTCATTCCCTTTGTTTCCTTTCTTTATATCCATTATGTTGGCTGGCAAGACAGGACTCGAACCTATAACCAACGAGTTAACAGCTCGCCGCACTACCATTGTGCTACTTGCCATATATGTTTAATATAGCAGAATAAGAATACATAGTGCAAAAGAAAAGAGGGCGCCCAAAAAGGACGCCCAAATCATTACTTGCCACCGCCTACTAAAGGGCCACAGCAGCACTTATTAATAAGCTCTAATCTTAAGCTTTTCAGTCTTTCTTCAGATAGCTCATCTTTAACAGCAGCTAATTGCTGGGCAAGATGTTGCTCCGAAAGCTTTCTGAACTCATCAAGATTTCGAACGTTGTTTGCATTTAGGTCTTCTCTGATCTCTTCGTATTGATGTCGAGATTCAGCGCGAGCCCTTTCATTTTGCTCAGCAACAACTTTACGAGTCTCATAGTGCTCTCTCAAAACACTTTCTCGAGTTTCACAGAAATTTTTATCCACATTTCTTTCAAACTCAAGCATTTGATGACGCGTTCTATATCCCTCATCTTTAATATTAGAGTTGGTAGTGCAAAACTGAGAATCAACACTACGCTCCATATTGCTAATGTGGTTATTAATACCCCATGCAGCAGTCTGGACTTTGTCAGAAATCGAGCACTCAGCATCTTTCACATTAGCATTTAAATCACAGAATTCCCTTGCATTGAATCTGTCACTATCTGCCAAATGTTTATTTAACTGCGCTTCCGATTGGTTAATATCATGACGAACAGCAGCTTCAGAATCTCTTACATCTTGACGAATGTCAGCTTCAGCTTTAGCTACCTCAACCCCAATACATCCAACTCTGTTTGCCGTTACCGTATCAGCACCAGATGCCACCATGCCCCACATAGGATACCCGGCAGAAGAAACATCTAATCTATTTTCAGACATAATAACCCCCTTTAAGCAGTGAGAGTCTTCATACTGCCACCTTTAAAAAATTTGTCAATTACTTCTTTTTTTTGGTTACGCCTTTAATAGTTCCTTTGTTTTCAGAGGCATAAAACACCTGGTCTCCCTTCTTTTTCCCATATTCCTTTTCCATCGCTGATTTAATCTTTTCACCTTTTTTGTTCAATGGCATATCATTTCCCCTTCTCTTCAAGCTCTTTACGAGCAGACTCTTTAATAGCATCTAACCCAGGTATAGCCCCTACATTAATAATAGTAGGCTGCTCATCTTTGCCTCTCCACCCAATCATATTACGAGATGCAAGCGTAAACAATCCTACATTGAAATTACGATTATCAAAGTTATCTAAAGATAAGTTTTCAAAAAAAGCTTTTTGTAATGCTTTAGCTTCTTCTAATGCATCTTTAAACTCCGGATGTACCTCAGCCCAGTTATAAATAGTTTTTGATGCAACACCTATTGCAGCACCCATTGAACATATGCTTTTGCCTTGACTTCCTATCTCCATAACCAAATCACAATATTTTGGATCGTATTCAGATGAGTTCCCATACTTTTTTTTTGGCAAGCCATCCTCCTGGCACATCATCATCCCTTGCCTTGTATTATTGCCCGGTATTTCTGCTGGTTTCCAGTGTGGCATATTATCTCCTACTCTCCTTCCTTATTTATAGCACATTCTACAACTTTCTTAGGTCTTCCTCGTTTCTTTTCTGATTCAATTACATCTTCAACTACTTCTTTTTTTTTGGTTAAGCATTCGCAGATCACTTTCTTTGAATACACGAAGTCTCTTACTATGTAACTTCCCTTGCCTCCACATACATCACAATTATTCATTTTGTTCCTTACATTTACTGTCTAAATATTCATAGTTACAAGTAGGGCATTTAACATATCTTAAGTCTACAAAAGAATGACCTTTTTCGCAATTAAATTCTATCTTTTCCAGTCTAGTGCTGTGTTCATGGATAAAGCCATAGGCATCCCAACTAACAACCCTACCTTTTCTATCTTCCATTGGAGCGAGATAGACAGTTCTGCCTTCATCGATACATCTTATGCAAATCTCTAGATACATCATATCCCTTCCTTTTGGATGAGTATAGCAAAACCATTTGACATGTGAAATTCTACATGCGATAATATGACAAGAATTAGGAGCACATCTCATTATGAAGATTGAATATTCAAATAAGGTTTGTCAGTGGGTTATTATTGATAACACTGGGGAGCCTGTTCAATATTTTTACAGTATTGATGATGCGATAAATGAGCTTAAGGAAATATGTAAAGAAAGAAAGGAAAAGCATGGCAACGATACTATCAATAACTGAAGATCACAAACAAAAGGCGACACCTGAGCTTTATAGAGAAATTAGGGAGCATTTAGATCATGCGCTTATCTGTTGGATGGATGATGATGATAAGGGTGTTGTAGATAGTATGGATAGAGCATTTAAGTGTTGTGCTAAATTAGGATTTAGGACTTTTAATAAGGGGTGAGTAGTGAGCGATGAACAATTAGCTTCAAAGCTATATAGCATAGAAGCGGGAGCAAATGAGGAACATATTGTTGAGATGAAAAATAAAATCTCAAAATTTCTAAGTGATGTTAATGCTTTAATGAATGAGTTTGAACAAGATGGGGTAAAGAGATCTATTGAATTCACAGATCACGTTAGAAACGTACTACAAGAATTTATTGTTGATTGTTATGCAAAAGGAAACAAAAATGACTGACAAACCTCAAAAACCAATGACCGAGAAAATGCTAGAGCAAACATCTATCGGTGCTCTGCAATTTATTTACAGAAGATTGGGCGGTAAAAGCGTTACGATGGCA